TAGTCGCTAGTGGACCAGTATCATTTGCAAAAATTTATTCTAGTTTAAATGAAACGTTACGTAGAGGCGGTGTCTTCAAAAATGGTGCTGTTGTTGCCCATCTTGATATTGATCACCCCGATATTCTTGAGTTCGTGCAAACGCCCAGAGAAGAACTCCCATGGATTAAAAGATGTGTTAACCTCGATAGAGGAAAATGGTCTGGAACAAACAATCGAACAAAAGACGCAATCCTTAAAGGAATCGCCAAAGGAGATATTTGGCTTAACAAAATAAAATATGACAAAGAATCTAGACGAATTCGTGGAAACGTCTGCCTCGAAGTTTACCTGCCCTCACGAGGAACTTGCTTATTACAACATGTCAATCTCGGTGGGTGCAAGATCGAGGACCTCTCGAAAGCTTTCGCTGTGGGCATGTCTGAATTGTGTGAACTCCATAGCAAAACAGGCGTTGGAAATACAGGCGAATATCTCCCAAGCGAAACAGACAGGCAAGTCGGGTTGGGAATGCTCGGTCTCTCCAACTTCCTTAGACAAAACAAAGTAACGTATGCAGATTTTGCGAATGCGTTAGAAGGAAAAGAATGTAGTCAAACTGCATTCCATATTGTTGAACAATTACAAAATGCTATAGAAGGAGCTGCACATATAGCTCGTCACAATAACATGGCACGTGCGTTTGCGATAGCACCTACTGCTTCTTGTTCATATAAAAGTAGAGATATAGATGGGTACATTTGTACTCCAGAAATTGCACCTCCAATCGCAAGGAGTGTAGACCGTGACTCTGGCACCTTTGGTGTAGAAAGAGTTTCTTATGGCGATGTCGAGATCGCTTCAGAAGTTGGTTGGGACGTTTACAAACGTGTCGCTGATGGTATTGTAAAATTACTCGATGCTACGGGACTTCTTCACGGATACAGCTTTAACTCTTGGAGTGATGTTGTAGCCTACGACAATGCGTTCGTTGAAGAGTGGTTGGATTCTCCTCAAACCTCCCTTTACTATTCTTTACAAGTAATGGGTGATACTCAGGATAAGACAGATGCCTACGCAGCTCTTGATCAGGACGAAGTTGACGATTACTTGAAAGAAATTTTAGATAATCCGGTAACTTGTGACTGTCAAGAATAATGAAAGACCCTTATGAAAAACTCCTATCAAGGAAAAGAAAATGGACTCCTGTTAAACCAAAAGCAGGAGTCTTTAAAACTGGTGCAGCAGAAACCATCCGACGTGCTCTCGCAATACGTCATATGGAGCTACCAGTTGGTGAATTTATTAAGGAAGGTCTTGAAAAGGACGTTCCCAAAAACGCTAGAAAATTATTAGAAGATAATGTCGTAGATGAAATACGTCATGATATAGCGTTACAATATATCGTAGATGCACATGGTGCAGATACACAAGCAGAAAATGAAGCTATGAGGTTAAGAGATGCTTGGATTGCTCACCCAGACCACACAATCACAAAAGCCTTGGTTGCAGAACGAGCTATATTCTTTGTTCTACTACCTTTCTTTCGCTTTACTGGTGATCCTGCTCTCAGAACAGTATCAGCTGATATTTCCAGAGATGAACAAATCCACGTGGCAACAAATAGTCTTGTATGTACTGAGTTGGGTCTTGTTCCTAGCAATTCTTTGGACAAGCTTCGTAAAGCAACTATTAATTGGATAATGCAGCCATTAGGTAGCAACTCCGATAAATATTTGGACAAAAATTTTTGGCTGGATTCCAGCGACCGCTTAATGTATGATGGGAAAGCTCCACAACTTTCTGAGACACAAGCGGCACGGATGCCAGCATTCTTTGAACATTCAAATGTCAATCTCCCTCAATACTCTTAAGCTACACAACGAACGTGTAGAAGAACTACTTAAAAAAGTAGAAGACAATTTTAAATGGCATCACGTCCATCCCAAAGAACCAATTGAATCAATCATGTACCGTGCTGGTCAAGCTAGTGTGGTCGAATATATTAAACAACTTATCGAGGAGGAATAAATTATGTGTGGAGGAAGAAGACCGCCAACTCCACCACAGATGGCACCGGCACCACCAATTAAACCACCAGCACCTGAACGGGACGTACCGAAACCTGAAGAAATTTCAGATGCAGAAAAACCAAATATTATTACCGGCAAAAAACGTAGCAAATTAGAAGCTGAGATAGTAGAAAGAGGTACTGAAGTCTTTGAAGCTATACAACCCGGAACAAATCCAGATACACCTACTCAAGGTGTACCTAACCCGAACCCATAGGAGAAAATATTATGTGTATGATGGGATCACCAGAACCATATGTGCCTATAACTAAAGAAGAACTGAGAAAGGATACAGATAATCCATATGAAAATCCAAATTCTGGCGAAGCAAAACCAGATTGGAAAGATGAGGAAGACTTAAAAATTCCAGACAAAGATAAACCTCAAACATCATCCGATAATTATGGTGGATAAATATGAAAGCACGTGATAGATACACCCAATTATCAACTAATAGAACACAGTTTCTTGATACTGCAGTTGAGTGTTCAAGATTAACGTTGCCTTATCTAATACAAGAAGACCTTAGTTCTAAACCAACTCATCAAAAATTACATACACCTTGGCAATCAGTAGGTAGTAAAGCTGTCGTCAATTTGGCAGCCAAACTTATGTTAGCATTGCTACCTCCACAAACAAGTTTTTTTAAACTACAAGTGAGAGATGATAAATTAGGTGATGAGATACCAAGAGAAATTAAAAGTGAATTAGATTTATCATTCTCTAAAATGGAGAGAATGGTTATGGATTATATTAATGCCTCTAGTGATAGAGTTGTTGTTCATCAAGCACTTAAACATTTAATTGTTAGTGGCAATGCATTAATATTTATGGGCAAAGAAGGTCTCAAAAACTATCCCTTAAATCGTTACGTTATTAATCGTGATGGTAACGGAAATGTTTGTGAGATTGTAACTAAAGAATTAATCAGTAAAAAGATTCTAGGTACTGACCTGCCAGAACCTTTACCTAACTCTCCCGGAGATGACGGTTACAAAACAGGGTCAGATGATGACGACGTAGAAGTGTATACTTACGTCCGGCTCGACCACAACGGTCGATGGATATGGCATCAAGAAGCTTTAGATAGTATCATTCCCGGTAGCCGTAGTACAGCTCCTAAGAATACCAGTCCTTGGTTAACCCTTAGGTTTAATACTGTAGACGGAGAAGATTACGGACGTGGTAGAGTAGAAGAGTTCCTCGGCGATATTAGATCACTCGAAGGATTGTCTCAGGCACTCGTAGAAGGCTCTTCAGCAGCTAGTAAAGTCGTGTTCCTTGTATCACCATCTTCAACAACTAAACCTAAGACCATAGCCGATGCTGGTAATGGTGCAATCGTTCAAGGACGTCCTGAAGATGTAGGTGTTATACAAGTAGGGAAAACCGCTGACTTTAGAACAGCAGCTGAGCAAATCAATACTCTTGAACGTAGAATTAGTGATGCTTTCTTACTTTTAAATGTAAGACAGAGTGAAAGAACTACAGCTGAGGAAGTACGCCTTACTCAGATGGAACTAGAACAACAACTAGGTGGACTATTCAGTTTACTTACAGTCGAGTTCCTAATACCATACTTAAATAGAACTTTACATATATTACAACGAAATAGAGAATTACCTAAAATTCCTAAAGATTTAGTACGTCCACAAATAGTTGCTGGTGTTAATGCATTAGGCAGAGGACAAGATCAACAAAGTTTAGTCATGTTTATTCAAACATTAGCTCAAACTATGGGACCAGATATCTTAGGACAGTACTTAGATCCCGGTGAATATATTAAACGTTTAGCTGCAGCTCAAGGTATAGATGTATTGAATCTTGTTAAGACTCAAGAAACTATGGACCAAGAAAGAATGGAGCAGCAACAACTATTGCAACAACAAGAATTAGTCAAACAAGCAGGACAGTTTGCTAATTCACCATTAGCAGATCCTAGTAAAAACCCAGCAGTAGATCAAACTATGGCTAATGCTATGAATACCGAAACAACCAATGCAGAAGAACAAACCATCCCGACCACAGAAGGTGGCTAAAGAATCATTACCTAAAGTAAGTAAACCAGAAACTTTAGTTGATGAAAATGAAATTGCTACACCAACTAAGTTTACAGCTAGAGCAAACATAGGACCAGATCCTGATCTAGTAACAACAGTTGGCTTAGGCAATTTAAAAGTAACTACCGCTAAAGGATATAAAGAATGACAGAAAAACTAACGTATGATCCAACCCCAGCTGATGCTCCTGAATTATCAGAAGACGAACAGAATTCGTTAGAGGTTGCAGAACAACTACAAAAAGAAGAAGCTAATTTACTAGCAGGTAAATTTGAGAATGCACAGGAATTAGAAAATGCCTATATTGAATTACAAAAGAAATTAGGCTCACAAGATTCTAAAGATACTGAGGCTGAACCAGCAGCAGAATCAGATAAAGAATCAGATACAGATACTGAAACCGAAACTTCTACTGTTAATGAAGGTTACAAGGAAGATGGTACTGTAGATTATGATGTAGTCAATACTCAATATGGTGACAAATTGGGAGCGTTATTCCAAGAAAATAATGTAGACCCATGGGAAATCAGTAAACATTTTCACGAAACAAAAGGTGAAATTACTGATGAAATGTATAAAACGTTGGAAGATACTGGATTATCTAGAGCTTCTATTGATTCATACTTAGCAGGTAGAGCTGCAGAATCTGGATACAAAACTGAAGAAGTCAAGGATCTAACTGATGCTGAAATTACTAAGATACAAGACTCAGTAGGTGGTGAAGACCAATATCGTAGAATGATTACTTGGGCAAGTGAAAATCTAGAAAGTAATACTCTCCAAACTTTTAATACAATGATATCTAATGGAAATGCTGATGCTGTTCAACTAGCAGTTAACGGATTGAAGGCAGAGTACGAAGCTCAAGAAGGTTATGAAGGTAAGATGCTTACTGGTAAACCAGCTAAAGCTTCAAGTGATGTCTTTAGAAGTCAAGCAGAAGTAGTTAAAGCAATGTCTGACCTTCGTTATGAAAGAGACCCTGCTTATCGTCAGGATGTATACGATAAACTTGAAAGATCTAATGTACAATTTTAATTATGTCAAAAGCTTATGATCCATCTGCACGTATTGATACAATGCAGGTGAAGTACAAAGTAAATACTACAGGTGATCGTTGGTTCATTCCTTATAATGACAACGGTACCACAGCAGCACAATTAGCTCAATGCAAGAAGCAAGTTGGTAACACAGCTGACGGCACGGACGCAGGAGCTGAACAATAATGAGCAACAAACCAACTGATGGTCCCGATTTGACTAAGGATGATTGGGATTGGGAGGATTTCCTACGATGGAAAGCAAAGTATGACGAACGAAACAAAGAGCGGAAGAACGATGACCCTATTCAGATGTTAAAACGTAGGAGATAGAAAAGAATCATAGCGGCGGCTCGAATCGTATCGTAACCCGCCACATGATTTCTTTTTATTTCTATGACAGTAACAACTGAATATGGGAAACAAAATATTTTCCCAAACGAAATACCAGCGAGAGTTATCGCTGACTACCCTAAAAACATTAACCCTATTATGACAAACGAAGCAGAAAGA